GTTTGTAGTTTCAAGAACCACAATATTTAATCAACCATGCGGGCATTTTCCAACTCCACCATTTTACCTTCTAGCAGTTGTTTTATCATTCCTTTTCTCCATTATTTTTCTCTCTTTCTTTGTCTAAAATCGCATTTCTCAATCTGCGTTCTACATCGTCTTGTCGAAGAGGGAAAGCTATTATATTATTTGCATTATTTTCTTTAATCTTCTTCAGTATCCAATCTTTCATTATCACCTCCCGTCACGTCTTCCCAAAATGAACATCGAAAATTCTTTCCATACGCATCTATTTCCTCCTGAGGATATCCATTTTCTACTAGCCACGCATTAAGATCTTTAGTCTGTATATTTGGCACTACTTTTGGAAAACCATACTGTTTCCCACCAGGAGGAAAAATTAATAAGTCTGTCTCCATTATTTATCTTTCAATCATTAGCGCTATTCTGTAACTGTTATATAAGTCTCTTAATTCTTTTTGAATCTCGTCTTTAGTTAATTCTTTTGTTTTAGTATAACTAGAAGTTTCACAACTGATTTTAAAAGACATAATGCATTTTATATTTTCGATACTCCACCTATCTTCATTCCCCATTTATCCCGTTTGCTGACCGTTTGCTTTATCTTCACAAATACGTGAACGCACTTCTTGTGTTTTCCATAAAGTTGCAGCAAATTCTAGTGCTTCTGCTCGTGTACTAAAAAATCTCCTACTTTTCATTTCTTCTAATTTTTCTTCATCTTCCTTTTTCCAATATTCTACCCAAACATTCATAAGTTTCTCCTATTCGAACAATATAGAAATTGATTCATTGTGATTAATTCTTCTGATTGCTTCCGCAAACATGGGTGCTATTGATAACACTTTTACACTATTGGTTTCTTGATTTGGTATAGTGTCTGTTATTACCAAAGTTGATAAAGCCTCAGATTCTTCCATTCTACGTGCACCATTCTTACTTAACACACCATGAGTGATGTATGCCATGACTTCATATGCACCCTCTTCTCTTAATGCCTCTGCTCCTTTTATAAGTGTTTTGCCAGTATCTATAATATCATCAACTATTATACATTTTTTCTTCTTTACATCTCCAATAACATTCATCGCCTCAGCTTGATTAGCCCGCTCTCTACGTTTATCAATAATTGCAATATCTAAGTTTAGTTTTTTAGCTACCTTCCTTGCTCTGGCAACGCCACCAGCATCAGGAGAAACTATAACTCCATTTTTTGCTATTATCATGCGATTGGGGTGTGTTTCTAAATCTTGAACAAATAATGGCTGGGCTCCCAAATCATCTACTGGTATGTCAAAAAATCCTTGTATCTGGCCAGCATGTAAATCCATTGTCACTATTCTATTAGCACCCGCCACTTCTAACATATTCGCCACCAACCTGCCTGTTATTGGTGTTCTGGAAACTGGTTTTCTATCTTGTCTTGCATAACCGAAATAAGGAATCACCGCAGTAATTCTACCAGCAGATGCTCTCTTACAAGCATCTATTATTATTAATAATTCCATTAAATGATCATTAGCGGGATTACTTGTACTTTGTATAATGAATACATCCTCACCTCGAACATTATCTTTGATCATACATGAAAATTCATTATCCTCAAATTTAATAAGTTCCACCGGGCACAAATCCTGTCCACAATAATGTGCAATAGATTCTGCCAACCATTTATTTGAATTTCCTGCTATTAATTTCATAGTTTATTCATATATGAAAGGGTCCTGTTCCCTGAGTTCTTTTAATCTCTTTTTATATTTCTTCCTCAACATGTATTCATCATAAGGCCTTCTAATATATAGCCAGAAATTGATAAGTTTACTTTTAAAATTGTACATTAATTAGCTTCCCTATAAATCTATTACCTTCATCATTTGGATGACTTTTATACTGATGTCCATCTGGAATTTTATCTTCTCTAATAGCAACATGTTTGTTCAAGTCAAACTTACTATAAACATTATCTGCTCCCCATAACCTATTTAAATGTATACATTTCATTATTGGTTTATTAATTGACCAAACATATCCTTTAATTTTATTTTCTTTACATATACTATCTATTTCATTAGCACATGACCTAGTGAATAAATCAAAAATATCATTAGGCCATAAACTTTTTATACGCTTTGATAGAGTCTGATTAGCTGTATCATTCTCTTCCCATAGTTGTTTCGGGGTTATTGGGTAAACCTTCCAACTATCAATAGAAAATCTCATCTTTTGATCAGTTGATATAATCCGTTTTTCTACTCTGGAGCGAGATTTAGTACTCTTGTATTTAAGTTCCATTTGTTGTGGATATACTATAGAACATCTTGGCTCCCAACTTTCTTGAAACCAAATCTCATCAAAATTACTTAAATCATTATGTAAAATTATATTAATGTATTGATACCAAAACCAATAGCCTTCTCCGTGTGTGGCTATGACTGTTAATTCCTTATCTCCTAAATGGTCAACATAATTGTACCATCCTGGACTTTCTGGAAGCGCCACCTCAGATTGATTTATAGATTTGGCATTGGGTACATACTCATAACTACCCGCAGAAAAACTACAACCAAATATTAATACTCTACTCACAATACTTTAAGACCAGTATTTTGTACAAATTTCTTAACATCATATTCATCATTAACAATAGGTTCACCTTTAAGATTGAGTGATGTATTCAATATCATAGGACAACTAGTTTCCGCTTTCCATTCTTTCAATAATGTCCTATGGGGTTCATTTTCAACTATCTGTAATCTTGAAGTGCCATCAACATGAACCACTCCAGGAAACAGTACTTTTGTTCTAGATTTGGCATTATATGTTGAATTCATGTATGTTGAAAAAACATTTCCTTGAAAATATTCATTAACATCTTCTTTCAATATCATTGGGGCAAATGGTCTAAATTCTTCTCTCCCCTTAATTCTATTTACCCTATCTTTAATGTCTACTACTGAGGGATCTGCTAACAAACTACGATTACCTAAAGCTCGAGGACCAAACTCTGCCCTTCCTTTTGCCACACCTACTATTTTGCTATTTTTTAACGTTTTCACTATCTCTTTTGTTGGATATTCACCTCTTATTTCATATCCAATATAGGGTGATGGGTCTATTTTCTTTTCTGTTCTCGCTAATACACATCCAACCGCTGAACCAGCATCACCAGGATTTGGTGGTATGTATACATTACAATGCTCTAATTGTGAATTCGCTTTTATATTTAGTGCACATCCACCAACAAAAACTAAATTGCCCTGTATATTTTTAACTATGTCCCAAAGAATACCTTCATATACTGATTGAGCACATGCTGAGATCTGTAGTCTATCCAATCCATTTAGTTTTACACCTCTATGAAAATTAAAACCGTCATCCCACAATTGTCTCATTTTTCTATATCCTTCATGAGTAATTTCGCCAAGTGGTGCCGCTCCCATCATAATATATTCTTCTTCATTTGGTTTCCATCCTGCCGATTGAGTCATCGCAGAATAAAATAATCCAAGTGATTTGGGATATTTCCAATGAAGTCCCTTTCTTTTTAGTTTACCATTTTTTGCTTGCCATGTAGTTAGAGTGTCCCATTCACCTATTGCGTCAATAACTAAAACTGTACACTCATCAAATGGTGATGTATAATATCCGTATGCAGCGTGTGATAAGTGATGACTTGTATATGTTAATTTATATTTAAATTTTGGTAAGACTAATATTGGTGATTGTTTTGCGTAGGTTCTTCTGAATGATTTAAAGATGGGATTTTCATAATAGTATACTTTCTCTGGAATACCATATTTTTTTTCAACATACTCAATTAAATTGGACGGGATTATAGGATCATTTTTCTTTCTAGAAAAACGTTCAGCGTCTGTCGCAAATAATAACTCATTATTTTTAAATACTGACAATGCACCATCATGCGATCCCTGTGTCACTCCCCAACATATCATCGTCTATCCTTTTTTTCTTAATCAATTATTAACTCCTCAAGTTCTTCAATTATTTCTTCGATTGTAGAATTGTTTTCAAATATTTCATCATCTATCTCTATGTGAAATTTATCTTCACATAGTCCTTTTATTTTCATTTGTTCTAAAAAATCTGGTTCCAAAGTTTCTAAACGTGTAGTAATTAATATGTCTTCTTCTTCAATATTTAAATATTCTTGTAATATTTCATAGAATTGTTTTTCTACTTTCATGTACTCCTTAGTTAATAGTAAATCTAACTCATATATATGATTTCTTACTATTCTAAGAAATAGGCATTCATTTCATACTGTTAATCATAGTCCAAAGTGTTTTAAATTTTACATCTACTGCTTTTGCAACATCTCTTTCAACTTTAGTTAATCCAGAATTTAATTCACTTCTCAGTTTTTGAAGTTTTGTTTCAATTGTTTTTACTTGAGTTCTTAATTCTCTCTCTCGAATAGCAAATTTTTCCTTAACTTCCTCTTCAAGTGCTTGAACTTCCTTTTGTTTTTTATTTAATAGATCTACAGACTTTTTTATACGAACCTCAACATCTTGAAGATTCTTTTGAAACACTTCTAAATTATGTTCAATCTCCAATGCATTAGTTAGGCTAATTTTAGGAAAATTAATATCTCCCATATATTGCCAGCCCACTAAAATTGCCATCACTATTATGATTAACCATTTTACAACTTCACTATAAATCTTTAAAATCTGTTTACGTTTGTGTTCCAACTGTTACCCAAGCTGCGGAGGTCTTCACCTTCAGAGTTTCAGTAGTCGAATCATATGCGATTTCTCCTTCCACTCCTGTTGGTAAACTGCCTGTTGCATATGATGGTACATGCAACCCCGTCGTTGTGAATGTTGTTGCCACATTCTGAGTTGTCACATTTATAGTTCCTGCTACTAATCCCATTCTTATTCTCCTTGTGTTTGAGTTTCTTCCTCTGTATCCAGATTCCAGATTCCCAATTTTCCTTTAATTTGTATAGGTAAATTTGCTATTTCAGGGTTTTCAAATACCCATGCATATTTATCTTTCTCGTCTATGTCACAACATCCCCATTTACTAGCTTCTTCTACAGTTACTTGTTCTGATATTCTTAAAATATCAACAAGTTCTACTTTTCCTAATAAAGAACCATGAGTTGTCATGAAATGCCAATCTAAATGATTGGGTTTCAGTCTTTCAATACCATTTGTTAAATATATAGAATTTTCTTTTGACGGTTGTTTAGCTGAATGTATGTATAATTGTCCTCGATACTTTGTATTCCAAGATCTAATCTCATACTTCTTTACTCCCGCTAAAATTAAAAAAGCGTATGGATTTTTAACTGTTAAAACTTTTAAGTGATTCATTACTTGATCTTAGGAGCTTCCTGCCTCCGGTGTGCTTGTAAAATGTCTGTTTTGTCAAGTTTGTAAGTCTAAGTGCGTCTTTTAAAGTTCTACCATTTAAAACTAAAGTTGAAGCTTCCTTTACTTTAACTTTTATCTTTACCTTTCGCTCTGGTTCATAATTTGTATATCTTTCAATCGCTGGCCATCTTGATTTATTTATTGTCATGGCCTGATGTAATGTCCAATTGCCTCTTAAATAGTCAGAATAAGCCATCTGTGCTCTCTTTTTTGTTATAGAAAGATCATATGACCTACCTGCTGGAATATGATATATTGGAACAAGCGACTGTTTACCCTTTTTTGTATTATATTTTGCTATTCTATTAATTGGAAAACATAACCTAATTGGTGTATTGATATCAATTTTATTTCCAAATTTATATTCAACATCTTCCACCATCTGTTCATGACTTGAACAATGTTCATCAAATATATCCCACATCCACCAATGAAATGAATTGGCATAACATGCATCTTCAAATGTATACTCATCCATAGTAACAGGCCTCCAAGGATCACCTGTTACTGGATGATAATCACACAATTCTTCTAAATATGTCCTTCTAATTAATGAAGTCATTTTTTAAAATCACGCCCCATCTCTTGATCTCTTTCAGCAGATTTCAACATTTGTTTAAAATCTCGCTGTTTTTGTTTTCTTGCCTCATCACTTTTCATTCTTTTTTTAAGAGAGGGCTTAGCATAATATTTTCTAGATTTTAATTCCTTAAAAAGTCCTTCATTTACTAAAATACTTT